GACTTCTCAAACAATATCAAGATGATCCAGAATTCAAAAGACAAGTAGATCTTTTGGGAAAAAAAATAACAGAAAGCATAAAAGGAATTATTGAACAGTCTAAAAATTATTTAGATAAAATATTTGATCCTCTTATTACTACTGAAGCTGAAATGAATGCATACAGAAAAGCTAATCCAGAAAAGGCTGCACGAGAAGATGCAGTACAAGATGAAGTAAATAGGTTAGCAAAGCAAGTCCTAGATCGTACAATTAGTCAAGAAGATCGTGATAGGCTATTCAATGAATTAACGCCTGAATTAAACGAGCTTAGAAAATTCCGTCAAAACTTTATGTCTGCAGAAAATCGAAAAGAACGTGGTCCAATACCATTTATGCCTGACGAATCATCAACTCCTTCTCCAGGAAGTGTTGACCCCGGCTTAGCCGATGCTGCAGCTCGAGCAGCAGAAATCACATCAGAAAAAATATCTGCTTATTTGTCTAAAAGAGCAGAGATTGTAGATTATGGCAAAATGAATCTAAGTGCAATGAGAGGATTTTCGTCTGAAGTACAAGAAAAGCAATTAAGAGCTCAATTAGGAGCAGATTATGATGCTCTTAAACAAAGAGCTGATCAGATGAATATGTCTATGCTTGAATTTGTGCAGAAAATTGGAACTAATATCCAAAGGATAAATTCAGATATTGCAACTGGTCTAAAAGCCGGAGCCACCCCAGCCGGTGGCGGAGGTGGCCCTGTCATTGCTCCTGTTGATCAGAGCGATAGAAGTGTAAAAACTACTAATGCTGCTGCTTATCCAGCTGCACAGCCTTCCACACACCCGCTTGAAGCAACACCATTTTAGTCTTCATTTGCTAGTTTAGCAAAATAAGACATGGTGTCTTCATCATCCATATTAACTGCATCAGCAGTCATTGGTTCTGCAACACGATATTCAGGCTGAGGAGCCGGAGTATTCATTTGCATTTCTTGTTTCATGGTTGGTGCACCCATAGAAACTTCCTCACCTAGAACTCGGGCCAATTTAGCTTTCAGTTCATCATAGGTCTTGTAGTTTTTAGGATCGGTGAACTCATTTAGCGAGTGCAGTTGGTTATACACACCTTCCAACTTTGCTTCATCACCATCATAAAGAGAAGAAGTACCTGCAAATTCAGATTTATCATAGTTTCGGTAACCTTCAACTTGACGAATCTTTAACTTGAAGTTTGCACCTTCCCAAAAATCAAATGGATTGATTGCTTTTTCATCTGCAAAAGATGGTTGCATAACATCCATGATTTTATCGAAGATCTTCTTACCGAACTTATAGAGTACCACACGACCTTCGTTCTGAGGCGCTGAGGGGTCTTCTACAACCAAAGCATTGACTACATAATGGAGTCTACGCTTTTGTCTTCGTGCGGTTTCTTTATCTTCTTCATGTCCTGAATTCCAAAGCCTAGAGTTAAGCTCCCCGACTGGATCAGGCTGACCAATAGATGTAAGGCTGTTTTCGATATACCACAGACCTGTTGGTCCTTTGAATCCATGATCCCAATATCTGACCCACGGTAAGTCTGAACCTTCAGCTGCCGGTAGGAATCGGAGGACGGCATATCCATTTCCTGCTTTATCTACGGTAGGTTTCCAAATACGTTCATCATCATAATTTTTCTTTTCACCACCAGCTCCACCTACGGCTTCTGCTGCTTGAACGAGTTTAGAAATATCTGCGCCACGTTGGCGTTTAAGTGCTTCGAATGACATTTGTTTTTTCCTTGTATTGCTGAAATATTAGCTGTATTATATCACAGTATCGCTGTAATGTAAAACTATATATATTCATTTTACTCAAAGAATGCAGAGTCTAATGAATTAGTTTTTGGTAGAAAATTAAGTCTCATTGCTTCTGCTTCAAGCTTATCTTTTACTGCTTGAGAAATAAATTTTCGAGTGTCTTCATATTCTACATCATTCTCATCACATATATGGATAATTGCTTCCATGTAAGAAATACCCATATTTCGAACTGTATCTTCAACAAGCTTTGAAAATTTCTTTTTATTATTAAAGCTGAACTCAGCGGTCATGCCCAAGACTCCATTCGATATCATAACCGCCTTTGCGATCACTCACCCAATCTTCATCTTCATCATCATGACCGTATTGATACATTAGATCTGTCGCTTCATCATGGCGAGGGTGGGAATCATCTGAGATAGCATTTTCAAATTCTTCTACAGTGCCTTCCCAATCATTTTCTAATATATCATCATCAATCTCATAAAACATATAACGAGTGACTTGATGATATTCTTTAAGCGTTACCTTCATTTATCTAATACCCTTAGTAAGATTGTGTCTTTATTAAGTCGGCCATTTGGCACAGTGGTCTTAGTAGTTAAATCACTCCATGCTTTAGCAATTTGATTTGGAGTTTTACTTTGAATTATAGGTAGAAATTCATTTGGTTTTCTTAACCTTGTAGCTCTACTGTTGACTTTATCAAAGTTTTTAATAGATGTACCAGAGATTTCAAATCCCTTAACATCCTGTGTTATGTACTCTGTAATCATACGAGTTTTCGTATTGAATGTAAAGAGTCGAGTACCACCGACCAATTTGATCGGTGGTATCGAAACAAGCTTAAATTCAGTATCTTCTTTTTTGAACTGAACTCGAGCTACCTGTTTATCTGCTGCTTTTGGTTGCTTAACTCGCGTTGCACGAGTAGCTTTAGCAGCAGAACGGAGACGGTCTAGGTCAGCCAACATTTCTTGGCAGGCTTTTACTCTCCGATTGAGTTCTGGTCTTTTCAAATGGGCATACCCTTCAACAGCCTGCTCACAGGTCTTGTTATAGGCATCTTCATAATCAAGCAACCAGCCTTCAATTACTTCCCGCACAGGCTTTGCAGCCGATGCAGGCAATCCGTGTCTTTTGAATTGTTGATACAAATCAAGTTCTGCTTTTTCTCCAGCGATCCAAGCATCTTCAAGGTCAAGAAGATCTTGCATAATTGTAGCACTAATCTTACGTTGTAACCGCTGCATTGGAGATAAAGATACAACCTTATCAGAATCTTGTATCTTAGACTGTTTTTCAAAATATAATTCTTTACCTGACTCGATGAGTTCACATACGTATTTGTATAGACCTTCTGAGTACTTACTTGATTTCTCATCATGTGTAAGCCCACTGTTAACCCAGAAAGCAGTAGCACAATAATGAGTAAAATTCCAGAACTTATAGTCAGGATTTGCTAATGCATATTTGACGTTTTTCTTGTCAACATTCTTTTTAATGTAATTTTTGAAAACTGCCATGAGATCTTTACGTTCAACTTCCATATGGAAGTAATATTTGACAGCTTCGAAACCTTTATCGATAGGTGCACCAGCTAAACCAGTACGAGCTCGGGCTCTAGCTTTAGTTTTACGTTTACGCATTGCCATAGAAAACTCCTCTTTTTTAATTCTAGATATATTCTACCACAGTTTTCAGAAAAAGTAAACCATAAAATGCACTTAATTTTGCACTTAAATGAAAGTTACGCTCGCGCGCGCGGGTGTGTACACGACGGCCTTTTTGAAATGGGTTTTTTTCTGAAACACCTTCTGGTGTGCATTCATGATCATGTGATGTATAGATTATCCCCTCCTCATTCTGGCGATCTCTGTGGCATCATTACTGTCCTTACGAATCGGTACACTGTTAGACTTATGCAGTACACCGATACCAAGGAGTTCATCGCCAGTGTACTGCATAGCCTTACGTTTGCCAGCAATAGGCATGATCTTGTCACTTGTTGGTAGTGTTTCTGAGACAGTGTAAGACGGCAGCTTACCGCGCCACTTAGCTGAGGAGTTGTAGCCAAGTTTTTGAAGCAACTTTTTGTTTTCTGCTTCGGCTGCGAGTATAGCTGCCGTCTTCTTACGAGCCTTACGTTTGCGGGTGTTAAGGCTCGTCATACCACGAACAAGGTGCATAGTCATCTGTCATGTCCTTTGCTAGTCATTTCATTGATGCGTTCTTGGAGGTATTGTCTAATGATTTTTTGAATACCATCGTAGTCACCATTTGTAACAGATTTCATTCTTTCAAGCTCGCCTTGAAACACACGAACGGCCATCATACGATCACTAGACAAATTTTCCATTATTCTATTCTACCACAGTTTCTGGTGTTTGTACACCACTAATTGCATCAATAACCTGCTGAACTTCAGCTGCTTCTGCTTTCTTTTGAGCTGCGACATTATTGTCAAGCTCTTTGAAAGCCACTGTAGCCCTTAGTTTATCATACAAAGCTGCATTCTCAGCGATCCGAGTCTTAATTACTGTATTAGCTACTGCATTCTTGTACTCGAGAAGGACATAGGCTCTGTATTGAGTGCCATTTTGTACAATTACGTTCTCTTTGACTGTATAACCTGCAACATCAGCATCAGCAATCAAGTTACGAGTTACTTGTTCGAACTCATTTTGTACTCGACTATCAAAGTCGTTAGAGCCAAGTTTAGACTTAAATAGCTTCATTTGAGACCGTATCCTGCTGTCCACTCGATCGGCGAGAGTGGTCTTAGCAGATAGTACTGCAATATCTACTGCTAGCTGTAAATCAGGTGTTTGAGCGGTACCTACAGCATACACTGCTTCTTCATCTTTAGGAATGTTAGTATACCAATCAGGCATAGAGTCAATTTGATTTTCAACTTGTGCTTTTTTGTATTCAAACATCTGTTTTGACATCGCTGTTTCCGGCGGTGTTTTATCACAAGCAGCAACTGCTGCGATGAGAGGAATTAAAGCTAACCTTTTCATTTTATACTCCATTTAACTTTGCAACAATTTCATCACGCATGCCAGAATCAATAAACCAAGTCATAATTTCTGGCTGATAGATTACGATAGCAATACCAGCCATCACTCCTAATAGAAATCTAATCATAATATACCTATACTAAATAGTGTTGAGATGATTTTATTCAATCCATCACCGACCGGTTGGAAATCATCTCTTATCTTAACCGGTCGTACAGGTTCAGGTATTCCATTTTTACACGTATATTCTGTACGAGAATGAATTACCTGGTTGTTCTCAATTTCATCATGACGATAGTAATGACAGCTTGACTCAGCATATGCATTAGTTCCAATCATTGTCCATAGCAATAGTGTCGCGATACCTCTCGCCATAATATTTCTCCGCATATTGTGGTGCATCTGTCCAGTGATTATAATTTACATCTGCATTCTTTGGAACTACAGGTGTAGGCAAATCGTTGAACCGATTAAATCTACGGACACATTCACGCAAAATTTCAGCACGTTCTTCCATAGACATATCTTTAGTGATAATAATATTAGACATTATATTCGCTCCAAAAGTCATTCCAAAGGGTGTAAACAAGTTCGTCTTTTTCAGGGCCAGATAAGTGCACAATATTTTCGAAACACTTGTCTTTATCAAGTTGATCGATCAATTCGTCAATTGATTCGCAGCCACCGATACGAACAGCTACCTCATCAATGAACTGCTCTTCAAGATCCATCGCTAATGCTTTCATCTTACCCATATTAAACACTCCATCCAAGATTAGCTTCAACCCAGTCAGCACCAAGATCAGCGATAAAAGCCATAACTACACCTTCACGAATATAAGTGTCAAGGTAATCGATATGGCCTTTTAGCATTTCGTATTCACCAGCTTTGTAAAGATCTTTTGCAGTGATAACGTCGTTACGATCTGCAGCTGTAAATTCAGCCATTTCCTTATCAACACCTTCGTAAGAAACCATTTCGTTCCAAAGGCTTTTTTCTAATTTGTAAAGGTTTTCTAAAAACATGATCAGGCTCCTCTTTCCTTTTCCATTTTATAGATATATTATACACTAAAAACGCGCAAATGTAAACAAAAAAGTGCAATATTTTTTTGTTCGAAAACAATAGCTTACGTTTTTTTTATGATTTGTAAATTTGGAGAAGCTTATCTTCAAATTGTTCCACCTTCTCAATCCGATTAGGCCAAAGAATATACTCTTTCTCTGGATTTTTTTTCAGATTATTGAGAAGGGGAACTATGGCATTGTAGAGACGGTCTAATTTTTCTTGAGTATTTAATGCATTTGCACCAAGAGTTTCTGCTTTTGCAGCTACTTCCTGTACGGCTTTTAATTCTGTTTCATCGACTGCAGTAAATCCAAAATCGAATTCATCATCGTACGACATTATCTCTTCTCCAAGCCATGTAATTTACAAATCCTACCCATGCAATAAAAGCAAAGAAGAAGTTGTACATTAACCCTTGACTGATAACATAAGAAAAGATACCAATCATGACATAGTCATACCAAGTTAACATACAACTTCCTAATTTAGCAGAGCCTGGTTATAGATCCAGGATGCATTCTCCTTTGTGTTGACAGACTAACCGTTGATCTGTACGAGTCTATTGAGCGACCAACCTATCTTATTTATATTGGCGATTCCGGGAGGACTCGAACCCCCAACCTACAGATTAGAAGTCTGTTGCTCTATCCAGTTGAGCTACGGAACCAAGATGGATTCCCAGAGAGAAAGATCTACTGAGAGAGGAGCGAGACAGGATCACAACTCTCCGGGAAAC